CAAATCAGTAGCAGATGCATAGTCTACTGATAGGAAATCTCCATCGAGACCTTTATAGGTATCATCGAGGATTTCGGCTGTAACAGGAGTTCCAATTAACTTGAAACATCTCTGATGACGCATGATTTTATGCATGAATTTCTGTACAGGTTTCAGTACAAAATAAGTAAGAGGTGGACCCTTAGAAATAATTCTAACTTTGAGTGCCTCGGCCAGAGCTACCAATGTAGTATTCGCCTCCTCTTGTTGTGCAAGATCCAGGACTCTATCGTACAGCTTTAAGTACTTCTGATTAAATTCATCAACGAAGTCAGCTCTTAGTACATAGGTCGGGATCTCATCCTCGATTCTTTCATCTGTTTCCGACGCGCGATCAAGATAGAATGCATCAGCATAGAAGCTGGCATCCTTTTCTTCATCAACAATCATCATGAGACGTATAAGATCACCATAAGTTCCAAATTTAGATCGACTACTAGTGTAGGCGGCCCGAATTGAAGGAACGTAAGGTTTATACTTATGCTCATCTGTAAATCGCTGTTTTCGAAACACTTCACGAACGGTCCGCTTAACCTCTTGAATAAGGTCAGCAAGAACAATCTCGCGTCTTGGCTCATCCCACGAATTATTATAATCCGTAATAAATACCTCAGATTTGGGTATCGGGTGAGTTGTAGTAAGTACTTTTAATGTATCTTTCTTGGCCTTCTCTAAAAGATCAGCACCAGGTCTCGGAAATCCTTTCTTAAGGTTTAACAAACCAAAAGCAAATCCGTAACGTTGGACAGGGTCCTTCGTTCGATTCAAAAAATAAGTAACAAACCGGCCTGCGGTTCCTCCAGTTAGATGAAGAGGGTTATCCAGAGTGTCAAAAGGACACGGTGGCACTTCTTCCTTTAAAAACATGGAAAAAAACGCAGATAGTTTATATTTGAGGAACTTAATCCATCCACACTTAGCTGAGCATAACTGCCAGTGATCTAGTGTGGATTTTCTGTTAAAACTCTTAGAGTCAAAACCGAAAATCTCCAAATATGAAACTAAAACAGATAGAGAATCATTTAGCTTTTCTTTAACGTCGTTAGACGACGGAAGTAAGCCCTCTATCAATGGGGTATTTACGCCAACTACTAGGGTAGACTTCTCGCGAAGAGGCCGATCAGAGGGTACATCAGACTTTTTGTCTGGAATGCCACTTTTCGGTTGACTTGCGTGATTTTCTTTCATTCTAGGTTGACTAAATACAGTGCGTCTTGGATTATTA